CAACCACGTCGGCCTCCTGAACTACATGAACTCCACCATCTTCCTGATGGGCCAGGAGTGCGCGCTCGACGCCGACAGCATCATCCGCGACCAGCTCACCGCCGGCCTCAGCAAGCGCTACGCCGGCGGCTTCTCGACCTGGGCCGCCCTCAAGGCGGGCACCGCGGCCGCGGCCCGCATCACCCCGCAGGACGTCCTGGACGCCGCGACCCAGCTCCGCGTGAACAAGGCCGTCCCGATCCAGGGCAAGGCCTACGTGCTCGTGGTGCCCCCGCAGGTCGAGCGCGACATCCGCAACAACCCCGAGTGGCAGAACATGGTGCGCTACCAGTACGCCGACAAGCTGTTCAACAACGAGATCGGCGACCTGCACGGCGTGCGCCTGGTGTCCCACACCAACCCGTTCGTCGAGGGCGCCACCGAGGGCTCGTACACGGCCAACCAGTCCGACCCCGACGCCGTGTTCTCGTCCTACTGCCTGGCCTCCGAGGCCTATGGCGTGACCAGGATGGCCAGCCTGGGCGGCTCCCCGTTCAAGCCGTCCATCATCATCAACGACAAGCCCGACAGCCTCAACCCGCTGGCGCAGTACATGACCGTCGGCTGGAAGTCGTACTGGGGCAGCACCGTGCTGAACCCCAAGTTCGGCCTGACGCTCAAGTCCAAGACGGAGTTCCGCGCCTCCTGATCCAATCCCTCGGGCCGCCCATCCGGGCGGTCCGGGGGACCCCTTTCCAAGCAACACCACCATGCCCCAGCCCAACGACTCCAAGGCCGCCAACGGCCTCGCCCTCCTGATCGGCGTCCCTCCTCCCGGCGGCTCCCCCAAGGGGCGCCCCTCCGGCTCCCGCTGCATCGTCAGCGTCCCCTCCAAGGCCATCGAGGTCGACGGCCAGCTCCCCTCCGAGGGCGAGTCCGTCGACCTCCAGGTCGTCGCCACCGTGCGGTCCGTCGGCAAGTCCGCCGTCACCCTCGAGCTCGTCACCGCCAACGGCCAGCCCATGACCGAGTCCGCCGACACCGAGGCCGCCGAGGCCGAGGCGTCCGCCTCCGACGACGCCGACATGATGCGCGCCGCCGAGAAGGCCGACATGGGAGGGCTCGCCTGATGGGCCAGGCCTTCACCGTCGGCACCTCCCCCGTGTCCATCGCGGCTGAGGGGCGGCGCACGGCGCTGATCGTGAGCAACCGCGGCCTCCAGCCCACGGTCTTCAAGATCGGCGAGGCCGGCGGCACGCTCACCTGGGCCAACGGCGTCTGCGTGCTCCAACCCGGCGGCACGCTCACCGTCGACACCGCGCGCGCGGCCAGGATGCAGGTCCTGGCCGTCGCGCAGAGCGGGTCGACCACCCTTACCGTCCAGGAGGTCTTCTGAGATGATCGGCGTCACTAATCCCAGCGCCGGCGCCGTCACCGACGTCCTCGCCGCCGTGCCGAAGCGCGTGGACCTCGTCGCGTCGTCCACCGCCCTGACCGACCCCTCCTGGGTCTTCAGGGCCCCGGGCAGCACGACCATCTCCGTCGTGAACGACTACGACGGGTCCGCCTCCATCCAGCTCTCCGACTCCACCGCTACCGACCGACCCTCGATGGCGAGCTCGGTCTCGGAGGATCTCTGGAACGACCTCTGGAACTACGGCGGCCGGCTCTTCTTCCGGTTCGGCAGCACGACCGCCGTCGCCGGGGACTGCTGCACCGTCGGGTTCGGCGCCCCGATCAACGCCTCGCGCGGCTGGGTCCCCTCCGGGACCAGCTACACGCCCTACGTCGGCTGCGCGGTCACCATCAAGCGCACCACCACCGGCTTCGACTTCTACTGGTTCACCGCCGACACCGTGAAGATCGGCTCGGCGACGGTCTCGACCAGCGCGTCCGTCGACCTCGAGGTCAGGGTCACCGCGCTCTCCTCGCGCCTGGACCTCTACGCGAACGGCACGCTCGTCGCCACGCTGCTCAACTGGCAGTACATCGACGAGTTCTTCACCGGCATCCTCGGCCTCCACACCCGCCCGGCGACGCTCGTCACGCAGCCGGTCAACGTGCGCCGGCTCATGCTCATGGCCTTCGGCGACAACGGCACCGTGACCATCCCCACGGTCCAGGCCTCGACCAGGGTCATACTCCCCGACGACCCGCGCGCGTGGACCATCAAGGTGCCGGACGACTTCCCGCGCAACGCGAGCATCGAAATCATCAACCGCGGCTGCACCTCGGTCACCTTCGCCCCCGTCGGGAAGGCCCTCTTCAACGGCCGCTACAGCGCCCTCCACTCCCGTTCCTCCAACCTGCTGCTCCGCGTGGTCGCGATCCAGGTGGCGGGCGACCCGGGCAACTGGTGGGTCACCGGAACCTGACGACCATGCCCACCTACGAGTACGAGTCCGAGGAGCCCCGGCTGCGCCTGATCTGCATCAGGTCCGTCGCGGACCGCGACAAGCCGATCATCCTGACGAGGGTCCAGGTCCCCACGGGCATATCCCTCGCCAACACCGACACCGGCCGCGCGAAGGAGACGACGCTCGAGAAGGACATCCTCGCCGGCTACGCCAAGCTGGAGGACTCCAAGGGCTCCCGTTACCAGGACAGCGGCGAGCTCTTCACGAAGGAGGAGGTCGCGAAGGCCTGGCAGGAACCCCAGCCGCCCGCGGCCCAGGAGCCCACCGCCTGACCCATGCCCGTCACGGTCACCATCCAGCGTCCCAACCTCGTCGACGGCGATGTCCTCGACGCGGCCGCGCTCGCCGCGATGACAGCGGTCAACGTGACCGTCTCGGGCGCCGTGGCTTCCGACGAGTTCGCGGCCTACAAGACCCAGGCGACGAACAGCCTCAACAGCTCGGTCTCGTCGCTGGTCCTGGTCCCCGTCGGGGCGATCGTCCCCCACGCCGGCTCCACCGTGCCCGCGAACTGGATCGCCTGCGAGGGGCAGCTGCTCTCCCGCACATCCTACTCCGCGCTCTTCGCCGCGCTCGGCATCGCATGGGGCGCCGGCGACGGCACCTCGACCTTCGGGATACCCGACCTGCGGGGCAGGACGCTGCTCGGCATGGACTCGGGAGCCCTGCGCGCGGCCGGCGCCGCGACCGTGGGCGCCACGGCCGGCACGTCGACCGTCACCCTGACGACGTCCCAGATTCCCTCGCACAACCACGTGGTGGACCCCGCCATCGCGACCACGTCGAGCTCCGGCGCGCACCGCCACCAGGTCTCGGCCAACGTCGTCCTCCAGAAGGCCCAGGTCGGCTATCCTGACGAGGACATCTGGGGCAACGGCTACAACCAGACGCCGGCTTACGCGTTCCCCGCCGACGACCCGGACCGGTGGACCTCCACCGACGGCGCCCACACCCACACCGTGGACATACCCGCCACCGCCACGACGTCGGTGGGCTCCAGCATGCCCCACGACAACCTGCCGCCCTTCGCGGCCATCCGCTGGATCATCCGCGTTCGCTGACCATGGATGCAGGCCAGATAGTCGACCACGCGTGCCGCCTCGCCGGCATGGAGGACGATCCGACCAGGGAGATCGCCTGGGAGTTCCTGCGGAACCGCTGGTCGTTGGTCTGGAACGCCTATCTCTGGCGCACGGGGCTGCGGGCTGCGCAGTTCGGCCCGGACAGCCCCCGAGACCGGCTCACGCTGCCGGCCGAGCCTGACATGGTCTGCGAGGTCCGCGTCGGCGAGACTCCCTACTTTCCCGAGGGCGACGCCGACCCCTCCGGGCTCTGGTTCAGCCAGGACGGCCTGGATGTCATCCTGACGCCGCCCATGCCCGCCGGCGCCACGGCGTTCGTCCGGTGGAAGCCGCCCGCGGCCGAGCTGGCCGAGACGACGCTGATCCCGCTGCCCGGCGGCGCGGAGTGCCTCCTGGCCTTCGTGACGGCCGACCTTTACGAGTACATGCGCCAGCTGGCCAAGTCGCAGGCCAAGCTTCAGGAGGCGGCCGCGCTTCTGGAGCGCATGAAGTCAACCGAGGTGGGTCAGCGCAGCCGCTCGGCGATGCTGCTGCCCCATGAATCCGTCCGATGGGACGAACCCCATGCCTGACTTCTTCATCGAGTCATTGGACGACCCGCTGCTCGACGCCGGCGCCAAGGCCTTCGCCGCGGTCAACTCGGCCGTGAACCCCTCCGTGATCGACCCGACGACGCTGCGCTCGGCGAGCAACATGGTCCTGGAGGGCGATGGCGTGTGCCGTCGGCGCCCCGGCTTCGTGCGCGTCATCGCGCCCGGAGGGCCGGCTGCGGTGTCCGCTCATTGGTACGACACGCCCGAGCTCGAGACGCTCATCCTGTGCCGAGCCGGTTCCCTCTACAGCTATCCGGGCGACACCGAGGGCTTCGCCGAGACCCCGATCGGCCTGGACGGGCTCGGGGATGGACGGCCCCAGCTGGCCCAGCTTGTCGAGACGCTCTTCGTGGCGCGGCCCGAGGGCGGCCTGGCCTGGGCCAGGTTCTCGCAAGGGGCTTGGCTGACCGGGACCATCACCGCCCATGACTCGTCCGGGGACCTGCCGCGCTTCGGTTTCATCGCGACCCACGCGTTCCGGATCTTCGCGGTCCAGCAGGGGACGGACACCCTCTGGGTCTCCGACATCCTCTCGGCCGATGTGCCCGCGGCCTGGAGCCCCCTCCGGACCGTGCGGATCGGGACGGGGGAGGGCGACCCCATCACCGCCGTGCTTCCTTTCCAGGAGCAGGGCCTGCTCGTCCTCAAGGAGCACTCCGCTTGGCTGCTCGACGCGTCCGGCGCGGATCCCGCCCTGTGGGCCGTGCGCAAGCTCACAGGCCTCGCCGGCTGCATCGCCGGCCGGACGGCCGTGCAGCTCGGCCAGGACGTGCTGTTCCTGTCGCGCCTTGGCGTGATGAGCCTCTCGGCGCTCTCCAGGAGCGACTCCGTCAGCACGGCTTCCAGCGTCTCGGCTCCGGTGCGCGCCGACATCGACCGCATCAACTGGTCCCTGGTCGCGGGGTCTTTCGCCGGCGTCTGGCGCCAGCATTACCTGCTCGCGGCCATGCGGGACAACGAGTCCGACCCGGCCAACATACTCGCCTACAACACGGAGACCAAGATGTGGTCCGGCCTCTGGCCCATGCCCTCGGGGGCCTTGTCCGGGTCCTGCGTGACCCGCATGGGAGGCAGGCAGGAGACCATGGTGCTCAGCTCCGACGGCGGAGTGTGGCGGCTGGATCCCCGCTCCGCGACCGACAGCCTGTCCGACGGCTGGGTGGATTGCTCGGCCGAGACCAAGTCCTTCGACTGGGATGCCGGCCACGTGGGCAAGCGCCTCATGCGGATGGAGGTAACCATGGAGTGCAGGTCCGACGCCGACGTTTCCGTGCGCCTGCGACCCGACCAGGGGACACCCATCCCGGTCGAGGACCTGATCGTGTACAGGTCGCGTTGCCGCGTGCCCGTCACCCTGCCGATCCGCCTGGATCGGACTGAGACCATCCGCCGCGCCTGGAACCTCCGGCCTCTGGTCGGGAAGCCCGTCCGCGAGGTCTCCGTCATCGTTTCGGCAAGCAGCCGTGGAAGCTTCGCGCTCGGAGGGGTCACGCTGAGCGCGTGCGCCGAGGGCGTCCGATGATAGCCATGGCCTCCACGAAGCTCGCAGAATACCGCGCCGTGCTCCTCGAGCACCTGCCGCACCTGCGCAAGCTGCCGCCGGCCGACCTGGACCTGCACATCCGCTGGCACATCAGCCTGGGCTGCTTCTCGTCCGTGCGGCACGACGGCAAGATCGTCGCCGTCGGCCTCTACCGCCGGGTCCGCAGCGTCGACGAGGCCGAGCGTGACCGCTGGTCGCACCGCCGCAACGGCAAGGTCGTCTGGATCGACCAGCTCGCCGCCCCGGGGTGTGTCCTGGGGCACATGCTGTGGCACTTCCTCTCGCGCGAGTCGCTCGAGGAGCCGTTCACCCATTTCGCCGGCCACCGCATGACCCGCAACCAGCGGGTCACCTGCCTGCCGGCCTCCACCGTCGAAAGAATCCTACTGCCACGCTGAACCATGGGAAGCAGCTCCAGCCCACCTCCTCCGCCCGACGTCAAGGTCGAGAGCCAGCGGTCCGTCGAGGCCGACCTCAACACGCTCGCGCTGCGCCGCGCCGCCGAGCTCGGCGCCGCCCAGGGCGTCGGCTACTACGCCGGCGGCAAGTACTACACGGACAAGGCGCAGATAGCCGCCGACCTCGCGGCCGCGCGCGACGCCTACCTGAAGGGCGGGAAGAAGAGCAAGGACCTCGCCACGAAGATCAAGGAGCTCGAGAACCCGCAGGACTTCACCGGCCTGTCCGACTCGCAGTTCGCCAAGAACGCCCTGGGTATACTCCTGGACAGCAACGACGAGATCGCCCGGCGCCAGCTCGCCCTGCGCCAGCAGCTCGGCGTGGCCAACGTCAAGCAGTCGGTCGAGGAGCTCAAGGCCGCCGATCCTGAGTCCTGGGCCCTGCGGCAGCGTCTTCTCGGCGAGGTCGACGACGAGCGAGTCAGCCCCGAGCTCCAGAAGCTGCTCGATGACGCAAAGTCGGAGTACGAGCTTGGCTCGAGGCTCGATGACTCGACCGCCAGGGAAGTCGAGCAGGCCGTGCGGTCGGCCCAGGCGGCCCGCGGCAACGTCCTCGGCAGCGCCGCGGCCACCCAGGAGGCGATGGCCAGGGGCGAGATGGGCTACCAGCGCAAGCAGCAGCGCGCGCAGAACCTCGCCGCGCTCGACAACACTGTCGCCGGCCGCAAGCAACAGCGGCTCTCCGACATCTCCGCCGTGCTCAACAACGCGGTGGTCGGTCAATTCGGGGCCCTCGGCGGTGCCCAGAACGGCGCCGTGGGTTTCAACCCCGTCCAGTCGAAAGCCGGCACCAACATCTCCGGCAACGCGGTTCAGATGGGCCTGGGGTTCGCCCAGAACAACTACCAGGGGCAGCTCGAGGCCTGGAAGGCCGACCAGGGCAATCCCTGGACCAACATCCTCTCGGGCGCCGCCGGCATGGCGCTCGGCAGCTTCACGGGCGGCATCGGCACGGGCCTGGCCGCCAAGGCGCTCGGAAAATAACTCACCATGATACGCTGGGACCAATACTTCCTCGAGGGCCTTGGGCGCGGAGTCCAGATGGCCGAGCGCTCCGCGGATCGCGAGCGGGACGAGGCCTACCGCAACAAGGTCATGGAGGACGCCAAGGCCACCCGCGCCGAGGAGCGTGGCATCCGCGCCGCGGAGCGCGACGCCGACCGCAAGGACGCCGAGAGGCGCCTGGAGGCGGAGCGCGCGCTGCGCGAGCGCGAGCTGAAGGCTCGCGAGGACCAGCTCGCCGAGGCCCGCGCCCGCGCCGAGCGGGAGGATGCGCGCACGGCAGGCCTGGACCGCGAGCGCGCCTACTGGAACACCTTCGACCGCCACTTCAAGGCCGGCACCGAGATGAGCCCTGAGGATGTGGCCGGCGAGATCGAGGATCTGCAGGGCCGCAAGGACCTCGATGACGAGGGCAGGGTGCGCCTGGATGCCTTGCGCCGGGCCTACAGCGTGCAGCGCTCGGTTATGCGGAACATCCGCGGCAAGCGCGTCTCCATCGACCCCAACGACCCGCTCACTCGCACCGAGGAGCCCACTCTTAGCCAGGGCGTGGACCTGCCCGAAGTGGGCGCCGTCTCAAGGGACGCGGTCTCCACCGCCATCAAGGAGGGCATGGCCCGGCTTCGCCGCCAAGGGTCGCCGGCTCCATCCGCCGCCCAGCCAGCGCCCGCCAGCCGCAGCGCCCTCGACATCGTGCCCGGCGTCGACCCGGACGGCGTGTCCAGCCGCATCAACGCCCTGATCCAGGAGAAGCAGGCCGAGCTCGACGAGCACAACCGGGAGATCGCCTCCGGCGACGAGCGCCACGGCTTCCTGAACCTCTGGTCCCGCCGCGCATCCGCCGCCGAGGCGGACGCGAAGATCCGAAAGGCCAAGGAGGACAAGGCGGCCCTGGACATGATCCGCACCGACCCGACCCACGCCCGCGCGCGCGAGGTGCTCGAGCGCCTGAACCGCGACTACTGACCATTTTCACCAACCCCAAAACCGAACAAAGACATGGCATTTGACCTAGACGCCTACGCCGAGGGACGCCCCCAGCCCCGCCGTCGCAACACCTACCTCGACCAGTGGGACGAGGTCCGCGCCAACACCGAGGACCCGGGCACGCTCGGCGGCATCTGGAACAACGTGAAGAAGGGCTACTACGGCGCGAGGCGCGCCTCCGCCCTCGGCGATGCCCAGGACGAGCTGGATCGCCCGTTCCGCCCGATCGCCGCCGACGAGTCCGTCGACGCCGCCGAGGCCGATGCCCTTCGCCGCTACGAGCAGTCCGGCTCGGCCGTCGACGAGGCCAGGCTGCAGCGCCTCTCCCGCCGGTCCTACTCGGCCAACAACCCCGCCTTCGAGCAGCGCTCGCGCGAGGCCTCCTCCGCCAACAAGGAGGCGTTCGTGGCCCGCAAG